GTCATATATCACCTTTTTCAATAAATGTTAATTCCTTGTTGCAAGCACTCCTGCATCAAGGGTTGCCTGTAGGCGGGCTTTCAAACGCTCAAGTCCTTTAAGCGTGTGAAACAGGTCTGAGCGCTGCTTCTCGTCACCAATCGCGGTGGTGCGCCACTCAGTATAAATCTCAGCCTCTACTTGTGCAAAAGCCTCAAGAAGAATGTGGTCTTCCAAGAGGCGCTTTGCGTGGGCCGCATCATCAATGATTTTCTGCGTGTCCATTAAGACATAATCCCCCAAAGCTCCTCTTGGGTCAAAGCGGTTCGGACTGTGCCATCGGTTCTGGGGACATATGTTGCGTTATTAAAATCTTGCTGCAAAGAACCCAACAATCCCATACCAGTTAATGCGTTCATAGGATTAAAGTTTGATAATTTCATTGCATCCGGGTTCGATCCAGGGGCGCTTAGTATAAAGCCACCCGTGTATGGGCCATTAGATACCATCGGCTTAATATCCAACGGAGATTGCGTGGTTGTCGCACCACCACCGAGTATGCTGCCGAGCATTCCGCCGCCAGTAGTCGCGCCTTGGGATGTTTGATATTTAGGTTCGTTAACCACCTTCGTAGGTGCAGGAGCGACTTGCGTGAACATGGGCGCGGCGGCGGATGCCGCCGGAGTGGTTGCTGGATATTTAGCCGATACACCGCGAGCGTAGTTCACAAAGTCAATTGCGCTCTCAAATGGTTTCGTCTCAAGGGCTGTGAACAATTCACGTTCCGCTGCTGCCTTTGCGTCACCAGTGATACCACGGTTTATAAGGGTTTGCTGGAAACCGCGATAGGTTTCATCCCAATTTGGAATGTTTGCGGTGTTCTGTGCAAAGTAGGGCTGATTAACCGCAACAGTCGGGTTATTGGCAAACGAAGACACGTTCGTTGCACCATTGCCCGGAAGAACACCCGTAACTTTCGTCTGCGGGTTCGTGTATTGCATCTGCCAGCCTTTATCAAAGCCGCCCCATACCCAAGTTGTTCCGTCAACAACCTGCGTATCGCCAACCTTTTGGCCGGGCATTACACCAGTGTAACCTTTTGGGCGAACCTGCGGGGTAGATGGAGTTGTGCCGGGTGTGCCTGTTGTACCAGCGGTAGTCGTACCTGTTGCGCCAGTAGTGCCAGTAGTGCCGCTTCCGCCGCCGCCGATAAGGGGAGTGTAGGCAGGTGTTGTCGTCGTGGCAGTTCCACCAATAGGAGAGCCACCCATACCAGAGCCAGACGCTACGAGCTTATTATACTCAGGACGGAAGAACGTAGCTTCAGGGCCGAAGCCATACCGCTCGTAATCCGTGATGTTTGGATTGACACGGAAGTCAGCGCCACCAATCGCAGGGCCAGCGCCAAACGGAGAGACGTAAGGCGTTGTAGTACCGCCTTTTCCACCACTGCCGAGCAGACTACCGATGCCAGATACGCCAAGGCTTGCCAATGTTGCTAGTTCGGTTGCGCTCAATCCGGTTCCAAGCACACCAGATTTACCCGGCGTAGTTGGCGTAGATGGCGCTCCAGCACCAGGGATAGCTGTTGCACCAATACCTGTTGCCAATGCAGCGCCGACACCAGGAAGAAGGAATTGATTATCCTTGGCTGTAACGATAATCTCTTCCCCATCAATAGCCGACGGCCCAGTTGGGGACGGCGTTACAGCGGGAGCAATTGCGCCAATCGTTCCACCAACGTTTGCCGGAAGTCCCGGCCTTGCTGTGACGACAATTTCATCAGGCTGCGGCGTATATTCCGTCTGTGTCCCATCCATAGTCTGAGAACTCGGTGGCGTATATGATGGATATTTTTGAGCAATTGCATCAAAGAGACTTGGTGCAGCGCCCGCGATAGCTGAACTTGCGAGGTTTGGAGCCGCATTGCGGATACCAGTAACAAAAATCTCTTCGGGGAATGCTTCTGCAACTCCTCCAACTGCAGCGCCTCCAGTGCCAAGTCCGGCTCCGGCAAGATAATCCTGAGAGGCTTGCTGAATAGCTGAAAGATTTTCGGGAAGAGATTTAAGCCCCTCACCTGCCAAAGATACGCCCTCTGAAAGCAGTGGACTAATAACTCCACTAGCAACCCCAGAGCCTACGCCTCCAAGAGCGCCGCCATAGATAGAGCCAAGCGATGAAGCTGCGCCCTGCTGTGCTGCTTGATAAGCGGTGTTAATTGCATTGTTCACATTTGAACTGATTGTGGCATCAGAAACACCACCGGGGACGCCAATCTTCCCGCCAAGATATGTTGCGCCAGCAGCGATTGCTGCATTCTTTAAGATGTCGCCAAAGCTCTTACCCTGCATTGTCCCAACGCCAGCGGAGCCAATAGCAGCGCCAATCGGGCCGCCAAGAACAGCGCCAAGAGCAGGAACAACCGCGCCTGTAATCATATCAAAAAGGCCGCTTGATGGCTTTGCATTCCAGACTTCTACAGCCTCACCGGGCTTTGTTCCGTAGAACCCAAGGTCATTTTTCGTAGGCTCGACAACCAACGAGTAATTGTAAGAGCCGGGAGGCGCGTCGATGTCCAATTCAGACAAGGCCGCCATGGCTTGCTTCATCGCTTGTGGGCCAGTCCCCTGGAAAACAACATCGCCAGTTTTATTGTCCGTAATCGAGACGGGAGCGTTGCTATCTTGGGCCAAGCCAAACGTCAAAGACGGAGATGTAGCGCCCGGAGCCGTGTAATTATACCCGGAGATGTTCCCGCCAGTAAACGATGTAACCATTACAACATCCCCTGTTCTGCAATCATCTGCTCTTGGGCCAATTGGTCAACGATCTGCTGTTCCTGTGCGGCCTGTGCCTGTTGCTGCGCTGCAACCATAGCCTTCTGCACCTCACCCTGTTGGCGAAGCAGTTCACGATCCCGCTGCATCAGAGCTTCGATATTAGCCGTGTTTACCTGAGTGCCGTACTTGGCTTCGATCTCAGCGGCCTTAATCATGACCTCGGCGTCAATCTTATCGCGCTCGCGGTCGTCCTTTAGCAGCATTTCCTCACGCTGCAATTCAAGTTCCGCTGCCTTCTTCTGAATGTCGGCCTGAATGCTCTGCGCCTGAACCTGTGCCAAGATTTGCTCTGGGCTTGGCGGAGGCGGTGTCGGAGCGGGAGGCTGGAAGCCCTGCGGGTTCTGGAAGAACTGCGTAACGTCCTTAAAGCCAGCAACAGCAAGCATCTGCTCAAGCGTGTTGTAATAGCCTTCGAGGTTGACCAGCGGGTTATTCATCGGGCCGAGTTGCTGCAATAGCATCTCTTGCTTCTGAGCGATGACGTTCAAGAATGCCATCTTCTGCTGATCTGAGCCAGTGCCGAGAGCCACGTTAACTACAACGTCCATGTTGGCATCCCACACACGCGGGTCAATTGGCACAAACTGATTGCGCAAGCGAACGAGGCGCGGCTTGTCCTGGTTCTTCACCAGCAACTTGAGAGCCTTATCCATCATCGTCTTGAAGCCAGTTTCGGCAAAGATGCGGCAGATCAACTCGATATGCTGCTGAGATGCCGTTACAGCCGCGTTTACAGCCGTTGCCGTGCCAGATGCTAGTGCAGACGGATCAAGACCAGCGGATGCCTTCGTAATGCCTGTGCGGCTCTCCTTAACCTCATCCATGTATTGCAGCATGGGGAAGGCGGCCTGAGACACATTCGGTGTGACGAACGGCTGCACAGCGCCCTGTGACTTCATGCGGATGATGCCGCCGACTTCGGTGTTTAGAACGTCTTCGATGGACGCCTGACCTTCGACAACACCCATGCGCGGGTAGATCGACTGCGCCAAGCTATCCAGCGTGTTCCGCATAATGGAAGACTTGATGCGCTGAATGTCCATGACAACATCAGCCACCGACATACCGAAGAACGTGTGAGGCTCTGGATCGGGGCAGAAGTCAAAGAACGGATGGTCGTCTACAGCCTCTTCGTGGAGAACCTTATACGCTGTGCCGCCTACGCAAACCTTACGCAGTTCAGCAATACCATCGCCATCTACGTCAATGTAGAGATAGCCCTCGATGTAGAGAACCTTGCGGCTTGCAACGTCTGTGCGCCCAGCACCAAGAATGGTTGCCTGAGGATTGCGGTCAAAGGCTTCCTGATTGCCTTCAAAGTCGTCCTGCGTCTCATAGCCGAGGTTTTCGACTTCATCCTGCTCGTAGCCCATAGCCACAAGCTCGGAGACTGTCATGTAACGGCGGTGGCCGATAAACTCAAAGTCGTTGATGGACTTGGCGCGGCGGTCAATCAGTAGCTCTTCGGGAGGAAGCGCGGCAATGTTAAGACGGCCTTCTTTCGTCCGGCGAACAACCTTGGCGCTGTAGGTAGGAACTTCGACAACCGTGACGATGCCTTCGGGCGTTGCCATTTCCTGTTCGGAGTATTCGACTTCAACTTCTTGAAGCTCCACATCAGGGTCAGACATGAGAACAAGATAGCCGTTCTCGTCAATGCCTTCGATCTCATAGGTTTCAACCTTTTCAGTTTCATCCCACCAGATTTTGCCAAAGCCGTTCTTGCGGATGAGGGCATCCTTGAACATCGCATAAGCGTGGATGAAAAGGTTGTTGTCCCGCGTGAGGCAGTAATTGACATAATCCGTAGCCTGATCGGCGATTTGGACGTCCTCGGCCCGATTGGGGGCATACTCTACAACGCGGGACGAGCCGAAGAATACACGCATAATCGAAGGAAGAATAGCCTGAACCGTATCACGAACGTCCATTGAGACGACCTGTGAACGGCCTTCCTCTTCGTTGCCGAAAGGCTCGCCCTTGTAATACTGACCAGCTTCAGCGCGCTCCGGGCTGATAACGTCATCAATATACGCTTGAGCGTCGTCGATCTCACCACGGACAATGTTCTGAATTTCCTCTTCAGACATTGCTTCCTTCTCAGGCATATCGACTTCGATCTCCATGCCGTCTTCCATCTCCATAGAGACTTCGGGCATGGCGTCTTCCATTTCAGCCATCGTTGGCTTGCTGTTCTTCCGATATGCCATTTATTCACCTCGCTCCGGGTAATTCATCCCGTGCATTTCCAAAGCGCCGCGCTTACGGCTGCTCATCTCATTTGTAATAGGGCCACCAGCGAGCCACGCATCACACGTCCTATCTCCGGCGCACTTAAAATGAAACAATTCGCAATAACCAAGATTGGCAGCGTCTTGCACGTTCTCTTCATATGATGGGCCTTCTTCTTTGCCCTCCATACCATATTTAATGCACTCAAGCATCTTTGGCGTTTGGATGAATGCAGCGCAATTCTTACAGCGCATCCCCTTCGCCTCAGAAACATCGGTTGCCCACATATCAGCCTTATCAGACCAAAACTCTTCGTTCGGGTCGCCAGGATTGGCTGGGCCGTAGCCAACATTCTTAAAGGCCCAATTACGAGCCTTCAGGTTAGCCTTGATGTCCTGAGTTTCGATGGGGCAATCCATTATTTACCCTTTTTAGCCTTACCAGCTTCAGACAGAGCAATTGCAATGGCTTGCTTGCGGCTCTTAGCCATCGGAGCCTTTGCTGGGCCTTTGGGGTTTACGCCAGCGTGCGGAGTGCCACGCTTGTATTCACCCATCACCTTGGCAATCTTCTTAGCGGCAGCATCGAGCTTCTTCATTTCATTTTCCTTTACGCTTGGCATTCTTAGCAGTTTTTGCAGCCGCCTTAAATGCTGCTGCACTTGGAGCGCCCTTAGTCCCAGGCTTGCGCATCCTCTCCCCAGAGCCAGCCTTGATCCTCTCCCGCTTGGCGTGGATATTCGCATAAAGACCTGTCTTCATTTCTTTGCCTTGTTTCTAGCGGAGATAGCTTTGGCTTTGCTCTTCGCGTCTGCTTTAGATGACGCACCCCACGCTTGCAGCGATAAGAGGAGGCGGGTTGGTCTTCCCTTCTCATCGCGTTCCGGCCCAGGCATATTGCCCATGCGTGCTAAGAATGATGCCCTCCGAGGATTATCGCCAGACTTAACAGGAGCTTTGAGGTTCATTCCCTGCGCCTTAGCGGACGCACGACCTTTGGCGTTTAGGCCGCCGGACGGAGATTTTCCCTCTTTGCGTTGCCATGCAGGAGACTTCATCAAACAATTCCACGGATATTTCGCTTTATTGGCGTATACCCCATTTGTTCACGATGCGCTATGGCAAAGTATCTCGCCGCGTCTGCGTAGTGCGATGTCCAGTCATGGTACGGGTGTGATTGGAACTCTTGGCGCTTGTCGTCGTATATACGGCGATACATTCGCAGCGCTTCAATCCCTGTTTTGCAGTTGTCTTTGTCAAACCACGAGCGCGGCAGGAGCAGCCTAAGCGCCTGTATGCCGTCCATGATGTCCATGCGCGGCGCAATCTCGATGTTGCGTAACCCAAGTTCTTGCAAAACCTCAAGTCGGCTCTTCCCAGTTCCTAGTTCACGCACCCTAACATCGTGCGGAAGATAGTGGTTGCCCCAGACGTAAGGCTTTTCCTGTAGCTGCTTCACATACCAATCGAGACCAACCCCTTCGCCTTTGAGGCAGTCAATCCATCGTGTCTCGCCGCCGTGAGCCTGTACAAACCAAACGACGGTACTATCGGACATACCCAAGTCCCAGGCGGTATGGACAGGGAGTGCTGGGTCATAAGGGACATGAGTAATTCGTCCATCTCCGTCTGCGTCTGACAGTTCTTTTCCATAATAAGCCCCTCTAATTGCTGCCTCAAAGCTGCACTCGTATTCCTGTGCAAACTCTTCCTCGCTCATCATCCGGCGAGCGTCATTCAGTTCCTTGTCATCCAGAAGACCAGTCTGTGACGCCTTGAGCATTAGCCGAGACCAGTCTTCATCATCCTCTGCGTTCTGCCATAGGTCGTAAAAGACGTTCTTACCCTTTGGCGTTCCGATGAAGATGGCCCATCCCTTACGATCTGACAGAGCGGGCCGAATTACCTGCGACCAGACAGTCGGGTTCATATCTCCAAACTCGTCCATCACGCAGCCGTCGAGATAGATACCGCGCAGCCGATCTGGATTATCAGCGCCATAGATACGGATGCGAGCGTTATTGTTTGGAAGCTCTATCCAAAGTTCGGAAGCGTTGACCTTTCGCTCGTCACCAAAGCATTCGGTGTATTCAAGGAGATATTGCCAAGCGATGTCCTTGGCTTGGTTTAGCTGTGGCGCAATGTAAGCGAAGCGCGGGTTTGGCTTAATGCAGCACGCAGCCTCTTTGATTAGGTCATTGACACAAGCCACCGTCTTCCCAGCGCGGCGATGAGCAACGACAATACCCCACCGCGTATCACGCAGATGGAGCGGCATGAACTGCTTTCGCGGCTCATACGGGCTTTCAATTGTTTTTAGCTCGGTGTCTTCCACACAAGCGCGCCCCTTACCGCGATGTTGCCTTCAATCTCTGCGTTCACCTGTAAAGGAAGCAGCTTCGGATAGATAGTCCCCCAGAAGACGCGCTCATTCCCAGCGTTTTCCTTTGCCCACTCTACCAATCGGTCTGGGCCGCCAAGACGATCTGCTGCTTCTGCAATTACAGCTTTAGCAAGGCGCGTGGTCTTGTTAGGCACGCCTTTAGGTCTGCCGGGGCCACCAGGATGCCCTTCGACAAACCTTCCATTAGTTTCCATTTTTTTTACGGTGTCTTCCATGCAACCTATTTCGTCTTTGCACGGTGATTTGTCAACACCGCCCCACAATCACACCAAGAACGATTGTCTCCCCAGCGTGTTACAGCGCAATTGATGTGGTGCTTAATCGTAGTAGAGGGTACGCATTGATTTCTTGAAGCGTCCGCGCTCGTCTCTGTCGATGTAGGTTGCAATTTCATTCTGAAGCTCCTCAATCTTTTCGCCAAGGTATATAGCACAAATGATATACCCAATGATGAAGCCAAGGAAGCAGCCTCCTACGAATACGGCTAGTTCAATCATCAATCTCTCCTCCGAAATAGTCGATCACCCTCTTTATGGCTTTGATGTCCTTCTTGTTATCCTTGATGTCGTCTTCATGGGTGAGGATCGGCATATTCTCTTGCGCCCATTTTAGATGGCGCTGAAGGATAATCCTTACGATACGCTCGACCTCTTCCTCAGATAATCCAAAAGTGCATTCAATCATTTCAAATGCTCCCCTGCTTCAATCTGATCCGCCAGCGATTTGGCGACATAGTGGTTAATCCCACTCAGCCACGCGACAATCGCAGCGCGTTCTTCAAGCACATATGGCTCTGCTTGCTGCCGCATGGCCTCGCTCCAAACTTCGCGCAGAAGTTCTTCGGTAAACCTCTCCGTCATTTCGTGTTTCCCAAGGCTGCGCGATAAAGTGGGATGATTTCACAATATGGATGGCCTTTCGGATGCGGCTCAAAACCCGTCACCCAATAAGTTTCTCCATCCGTGATTAACCACGCATCCGGTTTTTTGAACGCCTCACGCAGCCGCTCGTTCTCTGCGCTTAGGGCTTCGATGCGGTCGGCGACTTCATTTAGCAATTCTTCATCAGCCACCATTCCCGGCTCATCATCATAGTATGCGATACATTCAGATGCTCGCAGTTGCTTCACCAGCTCCTTGTCATCGTCAGTCATACCCTTCTCCGTGAAGCTCTTCGTTCGTTAGCAGCCGTGTCATCTGTAACCTTCTAGCCTCTCGAACCAAGCCAATGTATCTCCTTCTGGCTCGGTCTAGCTGAACTGGTAACACCTTCTTTCGGTAGCCTAGGAACTTGTCGTTCTTGGTCTTGGCGTCCATTACAGCCTTCCGCCAAACTCCCAGCCGATGCGCGCACAAAACGCTACACTCGCTGACAAGATACCAATGGCGACTACGGCAATTGCCAAATCAATAATCTGTTGCATGAGTTTCCCTTTCATATGAATGTGATTTTCGTGTTCATTGCCCAGGCTAAATTTGAAAGCTGGGCGCGCTCATTCAGTGCATCATCCTTGTGGAAGCGGCCATAGAGTTTGTTGGTTGCGTATATCGCCCTGCACTCTTCCTTAGCGCACTGCTCCATCATCTTGCGGTAATATGTGTCGCTGTCCGATCTGTCTGGTAGGCGCGATAAGTTTACGGGCTTCTTGATCCTGATTGCGATTGCATCCCTCATTTCACCGTCTCCACAGGCTTGCAGCTTGCTACGAGAACCTTGTCACCCTTGCATTTGGTCGTGCGTTGAATGACGATTGGTCGAAGTCCCTTCATGGCGAGATAGTCCCGGTAGCTCTTCACAGCGCGGCCTCCCATGCAAAGGCGATAGTGGCGCACAGTCCGATTGCGAACGTGCAAACTGCGGTTAAGATTGCTTCTTTCCAGGTGGTAGTCATTTCTATATCTCCCTTACAAAATTTTAATTGGCGCTTTGTGCCAAAGGTCTTCAGCGTAACGCTTTGCAGTTTCGACATCAAAGAATGTCTCCGCACACCCCCAGCCAACAACATCGTCAATGTATGTCGCAATAGCGTAACCGCGCCACCAGCTATCTTCAATGCGCTCCTTGATGCCAAGGGCCTGAAGCTGCTCTGATGTTCCAACTACAGTGTGACGTTCCATTTCTAAGTTCCCTTCGTTTCTATGCAGCCCATCTTAAGCCCTAAAACGTGTTGGTCAATACCAAATTGTTATTTTTTTTCATCGAATGACTTTTGGTATCTGACAATGTCCCAATCGCTTTCAAAGTCCCACGGTTTCCATCGCCACTTGGTTGGGTCTATGCCCCTGCGTATTTGTCCGTTTCTGAAGATCACATCCACTTGCTCAAATGGTGGTGTGCGGCCCTTGTTCTCAGGCAATGAATAAGTCCCCCTGCCTTTGAGCGTCCTCGATGCGCTTGCAGGCAATGTCGAAATATTTTGGCTCTCGCTCTATTCCGATAAATTTGCGGCCCATTTGAACCGCTGCAACGCCTGTTGTTCCACTTCCCATGAATGGGTCAAAAATAGTTTGCGCCTTTGGCAAAAATGAAAGGCACCATTTCATCAAATCCAGTGGCTTTTGTGTTGGATGCACTCGCTCATTTGCAATGGCTGCGTTGGATAAATCGCGCTTGCAATATACCCCATGCCCTTTGCTCATCCATGCCAATTCTGCATCCGATAAAAAGCTGCCAAAAGCAGCGTCATTGCGCTTTAGCCAAATGAGGCAAGCGCCACGCGGCAATTTGTCAGGAAAATTATTCCAGCCCCAGATAATCTTGTCCCCTTCAATCTCTAACAAAAATGATGGGTCAAAGGGCTTTTCATCCCCAATGATAGGCGCACCATCAGCGGAGCCAATTTTATTGCCCCTTCGCGCAACGCTTAAAACATGGCAGCCAGAAAATCTTGTGTTGTCTGTATTTAATTTAATCCCATAAGGCGGGTCAGTCACAACAGCGTCAACCTTTGGCAGTGTCGGCAGGATGTCGCGGCAATCGCCAAGATATAGCGTTGCGTTACCAATGATGACGGGTTCGCTCATTTGCCATACTCGATGTCTAAGAATTTAAACCCTCTGGCATCACGAAGCACGCGGGCTTTTGCGAACGTGAACCGCTGATTAAACCATTCAACATATTCGTCGATCTGGGTTGGGCAGCCAGTGAGGCCGGATAGCTCTGTAGGCTGATAGCCAATCTTCTTGTCGTTCATCGGTCGTATGCTCCCTCTACTAATTTCACAAAGCTCTTGGGTTGAAGCAGGAAGTCGAAGTCTGCCTTCCATCCCCTATCATTTTCACCGCATAGGAACTTTGACTTGTAAATCGCTGTCAGCGCCTTTGACCAGTCGTCAGGTTCATATTCCTTCAGTCGAGCCTGTATCTGCTTCCGCCTGGTATCAGTTACCTTGACGACCTTCGCCAATCCCCTTGCCTCTGCCAGATCATTCCAAGCGTCAACAACATCCTTTACCGAGACAGCGTCATCGTCAGATGACATATCCTCTTTAGAGGATTTATTATCTTGGTTAGTGGTTAGTGGTTTATGGTTAGTGGTTAGGCTTTTTTTGGGTTCGCTTTGGGTTAGGCTTGGGTTAGCGGTGGGTTTTTCTGGGTT